TGAGGATTAAGTTGACGCGTATGCGGGATAGTACGGGATTCCTGGCGCGGATGGAGCTGACCCCTGAAACCGCGCGACGCATCGAGGAGAAACTTGCGTGACCATCGGGCTGAATAGAAGGCCGAAACGGCGCTTGCCCGCGCCGTCTGTCCGTCATGCGGGCACTGAGGAGGCCATGAGGTGACAACAACGAACCATACGACAGTGAACGAGCCACAGAAAACCTGTTGCCACGTCTGTGGGAAGACCATGAAACGCTTCGCCCAGGACCACTGGTACTGGTATTACCGCTGCGACTGCGGATGCGAGCGCCTGGTTTACAAGGAAGAAAGCGAGAGGGGCTATCAGCCCTGGCCCAGACGGGAGACACCCGCCGCATGAAACCCATAAACGCCACACAGATAAAGCTGATCCACGTCGCGAAGAGCCAGCTCAAAATCGGCGATGACACCTACAAACTTATGCTCAAAGAGTGGTTCAAGGTTGAAACGAGCAAGGCCCTCACCTATGACCAGGCCTCGACGTTCATCGATGAGCTGAAAAAGCTCGGCTTTCGGCTGAAGACGAAACGGACCCAACCGGAGAACCCCTGCTGGCCATGCGCTCCTAGGACCCCCGGCATGCCCCTTCCGCCGAATGTCGTTGTCCTGGTGAGCCCGGGACAGTTGAGGAAGATCGAGCACCTGGCAGCCGATATCAAGTGGCGCCACTGGGATGGGTACCGCCGCTGGTTGAAGAAATACTTCAAGGTTGACCAGGTCAGGACATCCCTGGAGGCCTCCGCGGTGATCGAGGCCTTAAAGGACATGTGGAAACGCGAGAAGGGCTGTACATGCAAAAAGGTGAAGAATGGCTGATGATCCCATCCTCAGGCGCCTCAACGGGGATTTCAAGCGCCTCGCCGAGATTGTCGGTGTGGAGAAGGCCCTCAGGGTCTCTCAAGAATTCGGCGGGCTGTGGATCTCTGTCCCCAAGCTCGACGATCTCAGGCGCGAGGAGCGCAATGCGTCGATACGCGACGAATACGACAGGGCCGAGGAGAAGACCGATACCGTCCGCTGCCTGGCCCGAAAGCACAATCTGACCGCAAGGCAAATCTACAACATACTGGGCGTACAACCCGACGACGAAACGGATCTCGTCCTTCCCCTCTTCTTTAGTGAAATCAAACCAGTGAAATAGTTCAAACTGAAACGCATCACATTCCCCGCTTCATTGATCCCCAGATACAATACCCCAAGATGAAACACCTTCCTTACAAAGCGCAGGATGCCGGGCCCGCCGCACCCGGTGTCCTGCACCTATCAAATGAAAACCTCCCACGCCCTGGTAAAGCCCTGGAGGGGAACACGCGCCCGGTGCAATATCCGGCCGGTCCCCTACCAGGCACAATTGCCGGAGGCGCCCTGTGATACCTAAAAGACCCGCAGAATGTTTTCTTCGTCTTACCGACACGCAGCTCCTCACCCTGTGCATCTACGGTGAGACCGGCAAGAAGCTCGTCACGGGCCACCAGCTCGGCGTGGCGTCATGCGTCCTGAACCGGGCGCGCAATCTTACCGGCCGAGGTGCGGGCGTGACCTTGAAGGATGTAATCCTTGCACCGGGACAGTTTCCCTGTTTCCAGGAGGGCAACCCGAACCGCCTGGGTCTTATGGCGATCGCCTGCGGATGGGACAAGGCATTCCAGAGGAACAGGCACCTGCGCGAGTGCTACCGCATCGCGGAGGGTGTTATGAGCGGAGATCTCCCGGACAACGTTTCCGGGGCAACCCACCACAAGAAGAGTGAAGACCAGGCTCCCTGGCCGGACACCATGAAACTCGTTGCCGTTATCGGTGAGTACGAATTCTACGCGTAAGACACGCGACGGAGGTGTGCATGATCGACTACATCATATTCAAGACCGGTATCTTCCTGGGGCTTGTCCTCGGCATTGGATTCGGCATCGTTCTGGCGAGGCCTGATCTCGTCAATAGAGTACGCGAGAAGATACGCCCCTGGCTCTCCAGGCTCTTAGACAACAAGGGCAGCATCGAGGTACCCCCGGTATCCGTCAATGTCCTGGTCAAGTATCTGCTTCGGTTCGGTATCCCGCTTGCCGGCGTTATCGGATTAATCGCGCTTCTGAAGGCAGACACGATATCGGTGGTCCTCTACAAGTGCTGCCTCATCCTCACCGGGTTCATCCTGGCTGAGGCGATCTGGGTCATCGGGTACAAGTACATTTTCGGAAAGATCGAAAAGGAGGGCATCAGTGAATATGACCGGCGCAGCATCATGCTTTTTCGCGGCATGCTGTACGCTGCTATCATCCTGGGTCTTACCGCTGGATTGTAACGCGCTCAACCGGTGCCTGAAGTATCGCTCCGCGGTTATCCGGGAATCCCGTTTTCATCTCGGCATGGACGCGCCCTGGCACCTTTTCCTCGGGCAGATCGAGCAGGAAAGCGGATGCAGGCCGGCCGTCACAGCCTTTGATGGAGGAGCGGGCCTGGGTCAGTTCATGCCGAAAACCGCCGAGTGGATCCACGATCGCGAGGAGACCCTCCGGGAGATCTCCGTGAAACCTTCGCCGTATGATCCCCGCTGGTCCATCAGGGCGCTTATCCTTTACGACCGGTATCTCTACGGTGTGGTGGCGTGTGAGGGCTGGCACTATGCATTTCGTGCCTACAACGGTGGCCAGGGCCTTCTCAACAGAGAGATCCGCCGTGCCGGGTCCTGCGACCGGGAAGCAATAGAGAGTCAGTGCCGGCGTAAGGTTATCCGGCTGAAGAATGGCTCGCTTCTCGATCTCTGCCGGGTGAACATCGATTACCCGCGTCAGATCGAGACCAGAGGGGAGAAATACAGATGAGCGCACAGATAGCCTGGAAGATAGCGAAGGTCCTCATCCCTCTCATGATCGGCGCCATCATAGGCGGTATCGTCGTCGGCAAGGTGAAGCAGCTGCAGATAGACGCCGTCAAGCTGGAGCTTGCGAAGGCGCAGCAGGAACTGACCGTCTGCCAGGACGCCAACGAGGCAAGCCAGGCGACGATTGGGAGTCTCACGACGGAGCTGCAATCGGCACAGAAGAGCTGCACCACAAGGCTCAGGCAGAAAGAACACACGGCCGCCGAGATCACGCGGATCGACGGATTGAAACCGGGGGTGAAGGCAAATGAGACGAACGCAAATACTGGCGGTAGCGACACTGGTGATCCTATCCTCGATGCTCTTAACGGGATGTTCATCGATGAAGGAAAGCCGACAGATCGTGAAGACTGAATACATCCGGCAGCAGGTACCGCCTCTGCCATCCCGCCCGGAATATTACCCGGTGCTCTTCGTCAAGAAAGACGGGCGCTATTGCACCTCCGACAACGATAGTGCACGGAACCTGCTCAAGAACCGGGTCCTGGACAAAGGCTACCAGGCAGAGATGAGAGGCAGCCTTGAGGGCATGACACAGGGTGAAGGCAGATGACCCCCGAGACCGCACACACCCTGGGCGCGATCGCAACCATCGTCGACAAGCTCGGCGCCATGCCCATCGGGACGCTGCTCATCGTCATCATCTTCGGTCCGTGGATATTCAGCTTTCTGATGTCCCGTGTCCAGGAGAAACGGTTCGACGCCATGAAGGATATGTACAAGTCAAACGTGAAGCTCGTCGAGTCCTTCGATAAGCTGGCGAACGTGCTCAACGATGTGGTGACGCTCAACACGGCCAAATGGAGCGAGGCGACAGACAAGATCAACACCAATCAGTACTGCCCGCTGGCGCGGGTCAAGAAGACCGTCAGGGAGGACATAATCAATGGGTGACGTGGCCCGCTTGAGGACGGAGATACAGGCAAGGAAGTTCCGGGCGCTGGAGATCGCGGAGGCGATAGACCGCAAGGTCAAAGACATCAAGGAAGCGCTTTCCGGGTATCCGCTGACCAAACCGGAGAACTTGAGGCTCGCCATGGTTGCGGAGATATCCGCCCAATTGGAGAAGCTCCAGGAACAATATCTTGAACTCCAGCGCGAGATCGAGGCCGCAGAGAAGGAACTGCAGTAATGGCGAACAGATCCTACCAGACCGAGACCCGCGAGGATGCCTACAGGGCCTGGCGCGGGTGTGGGCAGAACATCGAGCAGACCCTGAGCGCGCTCAAGAAGAAGGGCTACTCCATCTCGAAGCCGACGCTCTACGACTGGATAGAAAAATACGGATGGAAGGAACGTGCAGCGCGCGCCGAGGCGGAAGAGAGGAAGGCGACCGATCTGTCTGCCAATGCGGAGTCCCGGGCGCTCGCAAGCCTGGAGAAGGTCCAGCTCCGCTACGAAACATACTTCGAAACCCTGGGCGAGGGAAAGGTCGACAACCAGGCCATGTATGCCTACACGGGGATCGTCAAGTCCATCACCGAGATCAAGGCAAAGACCGGTTCCTTCAAGGCGGCGCTCTTTCTCGACTTTATGAAGGACCTCATCGAGTGGTTGGGCAAGAACGATCCGGCTGCCCTGGACGCGATCGAGCGTAACTTCGATGACTTCGTCAGATACGCACAGGAGAGATATGCCGCTTAGTGCCAGACAGCGTAATTTCAACAGGGAGATAGAGACCCTGCGTGCCCTTATCCAGTCGAAGGCGAAACCCTTCGCCGATGACAAAAAGGCCCAGCGCGAGCGTACCAGGCACGGTGAAAAGGATCTGGAATTCTTCGGCCAGAGCTATTTTCCGCATTACCTCGACACACCACCCTCGGCGCTGCACAGGTACTTCTGCGATCGCTACCCGGCCACGATCCACAGAGCCATCGAGACCGGCGCAGGAGACCGGGAGGCGGACGCTGCGCCCCGCGGCAACGCGAAATCAACCTGGACGACGCTCATCCTGCCGATCTGGTGCATCGTCTATAAGAAGAGGCATTTCATCCTGGAGGTCTCGGAGACGGCCCTCCAGTCCCAGGACTTCCTCTCCTTCATCAAGGCGGAACTGGAGACGAACGAGAGGCTCAAACAGGACTTCCCGGATGCCTGCGGTGAGGGGCCCGTCTGGCGGGCGGATACCATCATCACCAGGAACGGTGTCAAGGTGCGCGGTGTCGGTGCCGGGCAAAAGCTAAGGGGCATGCGCCATGGCGCCAAGCGTCCGGACCTCGTCATCGGCGATGATCTCGAGAACGATGAGTCCGTGGAGTCGCCGGACCAGCGCAAGAAGCTGGAGAAGTGGTTCTTCAAGGCGCTCATGAAGATCGGGCAGCCCGACACGGTCTACATCATCGTCGGCACTATTCTCCACTATGATTCGCTGCTTTCGAACCTGCTTAAGAAGCCGGGCTGGAAGGGACGCAAATTCAAAGCCGTCTTGAAATGGTCCCAGTCAAAACTGTGGGATGCCTGGGAGGCCCTCTTTTCCGACATCACGATCGGCAAGGAAGAGGCCGAGGACCAGGCCGATGAGTTCTTTATACAGCACCGGACCGAGATGCTCGCCGGCACCGAGGTGCTCTGGAAGGAGCGCGAGGACTATTACTACCTCATGAAGATGCGCGTCTCCGAGGGCCGGGCCTACTTCGACAGCGAGAAACAGAACGATCCCATCAGCCCCGAGGATTGTCTCTTCAAGGAAGAAGACTTTGTTTTCTATGACGATGATGATGTCGACCTGACGGGGATTCCCCTTGATGGCGTCGTTGATCCGTCCCTGGGCAAAAAATCAAAGCGGCACGATCCATCTGCGATCATCGGCGGCAAGTATAGAAACGGCAGGATCTACCTCACTATCGCAGACATCGAGAAGCGGGTGCCCGACCGGATCATTGATGATGTCCTCGCTTACCACCAGCGGGAGCGCTTCAGGGCCTTCGGTGTGGAGTCGATCCAGTTCCAGGAGTTCTTTGCCACTTCACTGGCAAATGAAGCCCATAAACGCAATCTCACCCTCAATGTGGTGGAGCTTAAGCCTCATACCGACAAGATGCTGCGTATTCAGACCCTGCAGCCCTGGATCAAGAACGGCTGGATAGTCTTCCGGAGGAACATGCGGGCCCTCATCGATCAGCTCGTCCATTATCCCATGGGTGACCATGACGACGGACCGGATGCCCTGGAGCAGCTCAAGAGCATGATCGAGGGAGGAGTTGCCGGATCCATCGAGTACACAACAGTAACTACCCGGGGTGTCTTCAAAGGGGATGACGATGACGATGAGGAGCGGGTGAGGTTTTCATCGAGAGGAGCCTGGTAATGAGACAACGCAAAAAATGCCCCACATTTAACGCCGCACCCTCCATGAGGGCAAATACCCGCGTAAACCCGTTGACAGGTGTTATAACTATGTCAACGGCGAACTGGGAGGCCATTCAACAATGCTCGTAGACCAGTTCGGCCGGGAAATCCAGTCCAACAAGCCCATACTCGAAGAAATAGCCGTCCAAACAGTCCGGGACCGCTACAGCTCCTACCCCTCTCAGGGGCTCACCCCGGAGCGCCTTGCCAGGATCTTCAAAGAGGCGGACCAGGGAGACGTGACGCGCCAGGCGGAGCTTTTCGAGGAAATGGAAGAGAAGGACCTGCACCTTACGGGGATCCTGCAGTCCCGCAAGCTCGCAGTGACGGGTCTCGAGTGGGACGTCCTGCCGGCCTCCGACAGCGCGGAGGATAAGAAAATAGCCGCCGCGGCCCGCGAGATGATCGAGTATATCGAGAACCTCGATGACATGCTGATCGACATCCTCGACGCCGTCGGGAAAGGTTTCTCCGTATCGGAGATCATGTGGGAGATCTCCGAGGGACAGGTCTGGGTAAAAACCCTCGAATGGGTGCATCAGAGGCGCTTCACGTTCAATTCCCCGGCCGCCCTCCTGAAATTCCCCAGGCTTCTCACAGACGATGCGCCGATCTGGGGTGAAGAACTGCCCCCAAACAAGTTCCTGGTGCATGCGTATAAGGCCCGATCGGGGGCGACATCGCGGGGAGGGCTTCTGCGACCCTGCGCCTGGATGTACCTGTTCAAGAATTACGACATCAAGGACTGGTTGATCTTCAACGAACTCTTCTCCGTACCTATGCGGATCGGCAAGTACAAGCCCGGCGCTTCGGCGAACGATATTGAGGCCCTCAAGCGCGCAGTCTTCAACCTCGGCGTCGATGCCGCGGCGGTGATTTCGGAATCGACGGTGATCGAGATCCTCGAATCGAAGGTAACGGGAACCAACAGCTCGCACGCGAAGTTCGCCGAGTTTTGCGACAAGGCAATGAGCAAGGCTGTCCTCGGTCACACGGGCAATGCCGAGGGAACCCCCGGGAAGCTCGGCGCGGAGAAGCAGGCCACCGACCTGAGGCAGGATCTTGTGGAATCGGATGCCAGGGCGCTCATGAAGACGATGAAGTTTCACCTCCTCGCCCCCTGGGTGGCGTTCAACTTCGGCCCCGACAAGGGAGTCCCGATATTCAAACTTCACTGCGAAGAGGAAGAAGACCTCGAGAGCACCGCAAAGGTCTACGGCATTCTGGTAAAGGATGCGGGCTTCGAGGGTATCCCCGAGAGCCACATCCATGACCGTTTCGGCATACCAAAGCCCCAGGCGGGAGAGAAGACACTCCGGTTCCGCGAGGCAAACGAACCGGACGTCGGCGGCGCTGTCGAAAAAACGGCGCACAAAGCAACCGTCCCCTCGGGTACCCATCCCCTCATCGCTGCCCAGGAATACATCGACAGCCTGGCCGATGATGCGACGGCCTCTGGGGCCATCGACCTGACCACCCTCGAAGAGATTGTCGCCGCAGCTTCATCATACGAAGATCTCCAGGAGAAGCTTGCCGACATCTACCAGGGAATCGACACAACCAGGTTCCGTGAAGTTGTCGAATCGGCGATGATCCTTGCCGATCTGAAAGGGAGGTCCCTCGAATGATCCAGTTCCGAAAGCTGCCTTTCGCCGAGGCGATCAGGTTTTTCCAGGATAAAACGGTCCTCACACCGGCGAGGTACCGGCAGCTCACCGCGGAAGCGCGCGCCAAGGCCTTTACCGTCTCCGGTGTGGCCCGGATGGATGTGCTTACCGATCTCTATGCAGGGATCGACAAGGCGATCAAATCGGGCACGACATTCAACGAATTCAAAAAGTCGGTGAAAAAGACGATGGCAACCCGCGGCTGGACGGGCATGAATGCCTACCGGCTCGACACAGTGTTCCGGACCAACATCCAGGCTGCCTACCAGGCAGGGCATTACGAAAGACAGACGGCCGTGGCGGGGAATCTTCCCTTCTGGCAGTATGTCGCCGTCATGGACGGCAGGACCCGTCCGGCCCATGGCGCCATGAACGGCAGGGTCCTGCGCAGTGACGATCCCTTCTGGCAGACGAGCTATCCGCCGAATGGATTCAACTGCCGCTGTACCGTCCGGGCACTTTCGAAGGGAGACCTCTCCCGGGAGAGCCTAAATGTCGAGAAGGACCTCAAGGGCATGGCGGACCCTGGATTTGACAGCAATCCCGGAGCATCCCTCGGGAAGACCCTTACTGACCGGGAATTCCTGACCCTGCAATCGGATCCTGACCGCTGGGCCCCGCTGATCGGTAAGACCTACGCCGATCACGGTCGCAGTCCGATCCTCCAGGTGAAGGATTATGTACGGTCGACGACTACCCCATGGCCGAAGGGCGAGAGGGCGGTGGAACTGTACAAAGAGAAGCTCATGGGCAGGACACTGCGTGACGCGATCGACGATCCGCTCATCATGAATGAAAACTTCATAAAGCACCTGAGACTCGATGGGCGGGAGAGGTTCCTACCTTTCATCGAGGAGTCCGTTTTGAGACCCTATGAGATATGGCTCCAGGCCGAGAAAGAGAACTTGACCGGCCGGGTGGTCCTGAGGAAACGGTACATATCGTTGATTGAAACCACGAAGAACAGACGTCTGCTTTTCGTGGCGGAGGGCACCCGCGGGCAGTGGACATCATACTCGTTTCTTCAGGTCGGCCAGGCAAGTTATCTCGATAACATCCGAGGGGGGGTACTGCTCTATGGAGGGTAGTTGGGTGGTCACTTCCCCGTGCAAAAGCCCACCGGTCTTTGCCGTATCGGGGCACGGCCCACAGCATCGACATGGAGAGTTTAACACGGTGCGAGGAGATGTCAAGTGCAGATAGACGTCGAGATCAAGGACAGGGAAATCAAGCGGCTCTTCACGAGGCTCAAGAAGAACGCGACGGACCTCAGGCCAGCCTTCCGCGAGATCGGTGAGATCGTGCGTTCCTCGGTGATCAGGAATTTCCAGGAGGGAGGTCGTCCCGACAAATGGGAGCCGACAAAGATCGACTCCATATACGGCGCCTACCGGGGCAGAGGAAAGAAGAAACGGAAGGTCTACACGCTGAAGGGGTCTCTCACGAAGGGCTACGCCCGCTACAAGGCAGGCAAGAAGACTCTCATCGATAAAGCCAGGCTCCAGAATTCAATCACCGCCCGGGCACAATCCGACAGGGTGGTAGTGGGAACGAACGTCATCTATGCCCGTATCCACCAGCTCGGCGGCGAGGCCGGCAGAAACAGGAAGGTGAAGATCCCGGCGAGGCCGTACCTCCTGGTCCAGGAAGAAGACTGGACACCGATCAGGGATTGCCTCAGGGGATTTCTCATGAAAGGAGCACAGGAATGAAAAACGCGCTGGTTTTGATCTGCAAGGACTTAGAAGGGAAGATTCCCGCTGAGATCCAGGTGATCCCCTTCGGGTACCACAAGACACCGAAGGGTCCCTTTGAGCTTAATCACGAAGGAGCTGCGGCGATCATCGAGACGTTCGAGGCTCAGAAAAACGACATGGTGATCGATTACGAGCACCAAACATTTGCGGACCCTCCCGTCGAGGCCCCGGCTGCCGGATGGATAAAACAGCTCATCAACAAGGGCGAGGACGGTGTGTGGGCCGCCTTAGAGTGGACCGAGAAGGCGAAACAGTATATCGCCAATAAGGAATATAAGTACGTCTCACCGGTCTTCCTGAAGAGGATTTCCGACGACAGGGTGGTCCGGCTTATCAACGTCGCGCTCACCAACCAGCCGAATATCGACGGCATGGTTCCGCTCATCAACAAGCTCGGCTTTGAGGGGAACAAAAATACAAAGGAGGCAACGACCATGAAGGAACTATTCAAACTCCTCGGGCTTACCGGGGAAGCAACGGAAGAGGCGGCCATCGCCGCGGTGAACAAGCTGATGACGGACCTGCAGGCAAACAAGACAACGGTGACAGTGATCGCTAACAAGGGGGTCCTCGATGCCCTGGGCCTTGCGGCTACCGCCACGGAATCGGAGATCGTCGGCACCATCGAGGCGATGAAGCAGTCCCACACGAAGATCGACGATGTCGTGGAGGAACTCAATGCCCTCAAAACAAGCTTGACGCAGAAGGACGCCGACGGCGCCGTTGAGATGGCCATGAAGGAAGGCAAGATCACGCCGGCACAGAAGGACTGGGCGCTGGAGTACGCGAAGCGCGATCTCGCCGGCTTCGGAGTCTTCGTGTCAAAGGCCCCGGTGG